CCCGAGTTGCGTTTGAGGAAGGCGCATACGCCGTCGCATCCTACGAACCCGAATGGTGGGACGGATATGACGGTGAAAAAGTCGTTCTCTTTGACGACTTCTATGGACAAATCAAATTGAGCAGGATGTTGAGACTGCTCGACGGATATTCCGTGCAGGTGCCCGTCAAAGGTGGCTTTCGCTATTTGTTAGCTACTAAAATCTACATAACATCAAATTGCCACCCTGACGATTGGTACCCGAACGTCAATCCTAAGTTCAAAGTCGGACTTCCGCGCCGAATAACAGAAGTGGTTAATTTATATCAACAACAAATTGACAATGAAATTCAATTGAGGTTGACACAATGACTCGTCGACATCCCCAAGGACCGTAAACGGTCCGGCTGGGGGCCATTTCCGCCTGCCGCGGGCTTTCTTTTTTTTATGGGGGGGGCTTCGCCATAGCGCGTTCAGCTGATCCGACAGAATTTGTGTCGCATTGGAAAGCATCGCAATCAGATTGCGGCGTCGCATGACCCCTCTGATCCGATGGGATTCCGAAAGCGCGCGAACAGGCGCCAGGCATGGAAAAAACGCACAAAGGGTCGGACGACGGCCCGCAAGTTCAAAAAGGGAGGCCTCCTTACAGGCGGGAAAAGGATTGCCAAATTACCCGGCCGAAAGAAGGCGATCTCTCTCCCAGGGGTCAAAACCCTCATTGCCCCCACGTTGTTCACAAAGCTGTACTGGAGTGTTTGGGACTACATTGTCTCAACTGCAGCCAATGTCAATTACCACACCATACGGCTATCAAGCATCTATGACCCAGGTTATTCCTGGAACATTGGTGCTAAGAATACCAGTTCTCGTGGCTATTCCGTCGTCAGCCCTCTCTACGCGCAGTACCGAGTCTACGGAGTCAAGGTCTACGTCCGGATCTGGAACACCAGCAACAACGACGTCATGGTGCAGCTATCTTCAGGGGCAAGTACCACTCCTCCTAACGTCAGTAATGTGGATATTGTACAACGACAGGAGGGATCTCTGTCCCGCATCCTTACTCGGGTAGCAGCGGGAAACAAGAATTCCGAAACAGTCTTCAAGGTCTTTATCCCGCTGGCTACCTCCCTCGGAATGACAAAAGAACAATATCGGACTGACGGAAATACACTCTCCCTGATCAACAACAATCCCGCGGTGAATGCATATCTCCACATTTCATCGTGGAATATTCATCAGGGCGGACAGGCACAGGGAGGAGGGGCGGATGACATTGACATTGCCCAATTCGGGGATACTGAAGCCCCAGTGACACACACATCCGCAGCAGTCGGATATTCCCTCCGAATGATCCAGAGCGTGCAGTTCATCAGGCGCGTCCAAGGGTCCGCAGTCTAAGCCGACCCGCCGATCGAAGTTACAACAAAATGATGTATCCTACTTTTAAAACGCGGTTTTTTCAGCTCTGCGTTCAAACACCGAGCTTATTCGTCAGTAGTTAGTTAAACAGCCAAGCTACTACCGAAGTGACAGGTAATATAGGCTGTCACTTCTTCAGTAGTAGTTATGGTCGGACACAAAGGAATGATCTTCACGATCAACAACTACACGCCCGAACAGACCGAAGCTGTTCAGACCTGCGAATGCAAGCGGATCAGCGCTGGCTTCGAGGTCGGTGAGGAAAATCAAGTTCCCCACATCCAGGGTGCAGTCGTCTGGGAAATCCCCCTGACATTCACTGCAGCCCAGAAAAGATTGGGAGGTCCATGCTTCACGGACAAAATGAAGGGAAATTGGAAACAGAATTGCAAATATACGCAGAAAGACGACAACATCTGCGTATACAAGGACAAATCCCATCAGGGAGAAAGGAATGATATTGAGGATGTCAGAGATGCCATCAAACGAAAGGCATCTGACGTGGAACTCCTTGAGGATCATTGCAATACGGTCGCCAAATTCCCGAAATTCATTGCACACTGCAAGCAGGTGTATGACAAAATTGAGGCTAAGGAATTCCGAAAAATCTCAGTAATAGTGAGATTCGGAGATCCAGGGATGGGGAAATCCCGAGTTGCGTTTGAGGAAGGCGCATACGCCGTCGCATCCTACGAACCCGAATGGTGGGACGGATATGACGGTGAAAAAGTCGTTCTCTT